ACTGGTATTTACAACGATAAATATCATCCTATGTGCAGAAACGGTGGTTATGGTGGAGCGACTCTCTTAACTGAAATGGCAGAGGCTCCAGCAAAAATGGCTGAAACAAGAGGCAAATATGTTGTCTTAGCATATGGGACGAATGAGACTTGGACCGAAAGCGGTAACACCGGAGACAATTGGAATTATGCTCCTGAGACTTTAGCGTATTGGATGGATGTGCTTAGAGATCGATTAGATCAAGTAATTGCAGCCGGAAAGGTTCCGATTGTTCCTAAGATTATTTGGAACGATCTTAGTGATAACGCCCGAATTAATATTCAAATATTCAATGACGAAATAGCAACCTTGGCGGGCGCTACAGGTGAATATCCTGAGTTAGTGATCGGACCGGATCTTTACACGACATTCTCTGGTCAAACTGGTTTGTTTAGAGATGGCGTTCATTGCACCGACGCAGGTTATCTTGTAATGGCTCAAGCTTGGGCTGATTGGGTATATGAAACAGCAGCAAATGGCACAGGTAGTACAGCCGCAGCAGAACCGCCTACAGGAACTGGAGCTGATATTGTTGACGGTACTGTTCATTGGAAATACCAAAGAGATGCTTTAAATTCTGTTTATACTTTGATGCAATATTTTTGGGCTAATGGCTGGTGCGGTCACTTTCCATGGACATCAAATGGCGTGGACTTTAATGGCGGTCTTTATAGTTTGAATCGGCAAGGCGGGATTCAAACGGCTTGGTTGCCAAATACTTATTATAGCACCAATGATTCGGCGACCAATGATAGCGATAAGCTTTATCGAGTTACAAGTGCGGCAGGTTATTCGGCTGGCGCGACTGGTCCAACGGGAACTGGCAGTGCAATCGTTGATAATGAGTTAACTTGGAAATTTATTGGGCAAGGAACAACTGGACCGGAATATTGGACAAAATATGGTCAAGCTTCAATCTTATTCGGATAAGGGGAGGAGTAAAATATGATCTTAGTAAGACTTGGCGACAAGATACCTTTAAGCCTGATGCTTTATGCGGACGATAATGACAAGGTCGTCAAAGCTAATTTGATCACCTTTTATCCAAGAGATGAGTGGGTGTCGGAGATATTGTTGGTGTCGAGAGGCGATGGTATTTATGACAATACCGACTACGCCATGCCAGCCGATGTGACATATGTGAGGGCTTACTACGATGTGTTTGAAGGCGATGGCATTACAAGCGCAGGATATTACCGATCTGAAGAGATCTTTGCCCTTGAAAAGACAAACCCCCAATTCGTTAACAAGATAACGACGACGTTCAATCCATTGACCGACGTTCAGGAAGTTTTGGCTTGGGTTGAAAAAGACGGACAAAGATTAACGGCTGTAACAGATTGCGTGATCACGGTTAAAAATTCAGCGGGGACCACTGTTTGGACAGCGACCGACGCGGCTCCAAATGCAGATGGGATCTTTAAAGTAGAAAACTCTTCAACTGTATTGACGGCAGACTCCAATTATTATGTTATCATTGTAATAACAGCAGAAGGCGTTGCAAGAACTTCGATTCAATCATTTATCACAGTGGGGTGACAGGTGAGGATACTTCCAGCGAACGTCATTCCGGTTTATTTAAACAAGGGAAATGATGCAAGTCTTCCCCTTGTTTCTGGATTCACCGCTGAAATTTTAGAGACGGTGACCAACCTAACGGCAGAGGAGAGCGAATGATCACCCTAAGATGGAATGCTACCGCTGGCGCTGATGTCGCAAGCTATAAAATATATCGCAGCATAATAGGCTTCAGAGCGCCTGTGTTGACTCCTACTGCTTTGAATGGTCTAACCCTTCAGCTTCAGGTTAACGGCTCCGCGACGCAAACAATAGCGTTTGACGGGACGACTGGAACTATTGCTCTGATTAACTCTCTGATCACTGGTGGCGAAGCTTTCCTTTCGGCAGTTGACAGTGCCTATTTCCTGTTTAGGTCCGACATAAGGACTGAGTTGGGTAGCGTTAAAATCATAGGCGGGACCGCGCTCTCTTTGTTGGGACTGTCAATCAGAGAGATAACCGAAAAGTCAGAAGACCTTTTGATCGATTCGGTTGCCGACGCAGGAGAGGATGCCTATTCGTATGAAGACGATGACGGCGTTGGCGACGATTGGTATGCCATCAGTACGCTAAACTCTCGTGGAGCTGAAAGCGCAAAAACTGATTATATCCAAGCGGACGAAACCGTCACATCAACAGACGGCACTGCGTTCAATAAAAGGCCAGTTATAAATAGTGATCTTTTAGTCGATGCGGAGTTTGTAAAAAATGTCCTTTTGTTCGGCGTTTCTCTGAAAGATGACGACGGGAATATAATGTCGGATTTTTTGATCGAGTTCTATATTCGATCTGCTCAACAGTGGATGGAAAGAGAACTTCAAATTCTACTTCATCCCACTGTAGTTTTGGCCGAGACCCATGATTATTTAATGCAGGATTATATCAATTTTGGTTTTATAAAACTGACGCACCTGCCGGTAAGAAAAGTGACTGCGATCAGAATGAAGTTCCCTGTTAGTAGCACGTCGATTACTTGGGATGATTCCTGGTACAAAGTCGATGCCAGAAATGGGATGGTTAACCTTGTTCCAACGGCAGGATCTTTCTCTACAATTTTGATGGGACAGGGTGGATCTTTTCTCCCATTGCTTTATCAATCGACGATGAGCATTCCTGGCATAATTGAAGTCGATTATGAGGCTGGGTTTGAAGCTGGTCAATGTCCTCCTGATATCCTCGAAATAATCGGAATGAAGGCTGCGTTGGGTCCGTTGAATATCGCAGGCGATTTAATTGCTGGTGCTGGTATTGCCAATACGTCGATTAGTTTGGATGGCTTGAGTCAATCGATCGGGACTACTTCATCTGCGACAAATGCCGGCTATGGCGCTCGTATAATTCAATACCTCAAGCAGATTGATAAGGCGATGCCAATGTTGAGAATGGCATATCGCGGTATCCAAATGAGGGTGGTGTAATGGCGGCTAAGACAACATACGTCAAACCGTACTCGAAGCCTGGACGGGTTAGTCTTAGGATAAATGAAATTGATATGCTCCTTGATAACCAAGGAACCAATGTTCGCATTACGCCGTCGATCCTTTGCCCAAACAGATCTGGCGACCAGAATGAAGATGCAAGTGTTAATCATCCTCTCGATTGCTCCATCTGCGACGGCAATCAGCTTGTCGATGTCACTTCGCTTGCGTTTAACACTTGGGCTTTTGTCGCTGGTGTTAAACTTGAAACACAGATTGATCAGGCTCGGTTTGATGTTAAAGACGCGATGATGACCACACAAACAGATGTCAAAGTTCACTATTGGTACAAGGTTGAAATGGTCGATCATACGGCTCAGTTTAATCAGCTAATCAAGCGGACGACTGCGGCAGACGATACGCTTCGCTATATCCCGATTGATGTGTCTGACGGAGGAGTTTTTTGTCTGATCGACTCTGAGGGTAATTCATATGTAAGAGATACGGATTATAGCATTGCCAACAACAAGCGAATCACTTGGCTAACGGCCAACAAGCCAGAGGTGGAAACTATTTATTCGTTTCTTTATCCGGTGCTCCCTACATTTAGAATTATCGATCTGATTCATGAGAATCGGTATTATTACAATTCAGACAAACTGCCCAGAAAGGAACCAGTAAATCTTCCACAGCAGGCCCATCTTCGGTGGGATTATATGGCTAAAAATGTGGAGATAACATGATCAGTTTGAGATCAAAACTTGAGGACATTGGGTACGACTTCAACACGATGGAAGCCGGGACGATGCTTTTGTTTCGTAAGGCGATTGGAGGGATTGCCAAGGCTGCTCAATCCGAGTGGGTGAGGCTAGCTCAAGATCGGCTCAAAACGTCACGCGAGATATATGTGAACGGTTTGAGGCAGTCGGAGAGTTTTGAAATCAGAAAAGTTGACGGTGAGCCGGTTTATGATGTGACACTGGTTGGCGATATGCCGAATAATCTTGAGTTTGGAATGCCAGCGTTTGATATGAAGGCGGTTCGCCCTGGTTGGTTAGGTGGAGCTAAAGCAAAGACATCCAAGGATGGTCACAAATATATCGTTATTCCATTCCGACACTCCACGTCTTCGGATGCTCGATTGGGCTATTCTGGTAAAGCGGCAAAGATGGATCTTAAAAAGGAACTAAACCGCACGGTGAAAGAGTACGGTCTTGACCGGATGATTAGGACCGCATCGGGCCAGGTGGTTGCTGGAGCAACGACAAGAGTCCCATCTAAGGAATACGACGTGCATAAATACCTGAGAGGTCTTACTCGTATTCAGACTCCAACGGCTGGCAGGACAAAGGATGGCAAACAGAAGGGCACATCTCAATTGATGACCTGGAGAATTATGAGCGAAAAATCGGATCCAGGTTCTTGGCTGCATCCTGGTCTTGTCCCTCAGAACTTGCTTATAGAAGTCGAAGCGTATGCGAACAGAGAGCTAAATAGGATTATTGAGATGGTCCTACTAGAAGGAGCTGGAACTTAATGTTAGATCTTACCGACATCATCTATCCTGGTGAAGATGAATTAACTGAATATTGGGGGATTTACCCTGTTGATTTTCTTTTCGAGTCAATCCTCGACGAAGGTCTTGCTTGGTTTAAAGAAGACCCCGATGCTCCCGGATTAGTTTTTGGTAATTTAAATAAGGGTAGATTGTCAGCCCGGTATGGTATTAAAAAAATAGATGAGATTGCGGAGTTTCTAAGGACTAAAAAAGTTAGAATTATTCAAGCATTTCCGCTTGATGGGGAGATGTCTCCTACCATTTCAATCAATCTAACGTCATCAAATGAAATGATTATGAATACTGGTCTCAGCGACTATGCGGCGAGTATCGACACACTTGGTCCTGAAGATTCTATTTTAAGCCGAGCAGAAGTTGGCTATACTCCAATTAATGATAATGTCTTAATCGGTATTCATGCGATTGGTAGTCCAGACACAGTGAAGTATTTGTATATGCTGGTTCTGTATATTCTGAATGCTCGTCGTGGAGACTTTGAAGGCGAAGGGTTGTCTAATTTGACATACAGCGCGACTGACATGTCGAGGCTTAACGAATATCTTCCGGCAAATATGTACAGTCGATTTGTTACGGCATCGATTATAAATTTTGCCAAGTTTAAGAAACAGACGGTCCCAATCATTAGCAGTATCAATTTAACGGTAGAGTCAGCATAGGAGAGAAAATGAGTCGAAAGAAATACGGAGATGAAGTTCCGACGAACGAGGCGGGAAGCGTTTTGGAGGACAAAATCAAAACGATTCAAGAGTCAAGAATGCCAGAACAGCAGAAGGCGGCATATATTGAAATGCTGACTCCTAAAAATGATGAAAATGTCAATCGTATTCCATTCGCGGTTTATGTTAAAATCAGAAAGATTAGAAAGACATTGATGAGTGGAATGATTGCGTTTCCGGCAGCAAAGGGCGTAACTGTAGCGTCCCTCGAAGAATGGGATGAGATATATAAGAACTTTTAATTTGGGGAGATGGGGATGGCTATTAAACGAGTTTATAATGGAGCAACACTTCGCAAGCCCGGTGCTTATTCGAGTTTAAAGGTCGAAACTCTTACTGGGTTTCCTTTAGCTTCGACTGGAACAGTAGCGATCGTTGGCGAAGCGGTTGGCGGCGAACCTGCGGTTTTAGATATACTTGAGAGGTCTCAGATTCAATCGGCTAAGGTCCGATATAAATCTGGTCCGATTGCTGATGCACTTGGGATTTTGATGGCTCCATCAAATGATCCGCGAGTTGCCAATGGTGCGAGTACGGTTATTGTCTATAAAACCAATATAGGCACACAGGCTGCATTGGCTCTTGATGACAACACAGCTACCGATATGATCGACGTTACATCGGCCAACTATGGTGATGACGAAAATCAGATCAGTATGATTGTTTCTGAGGGTACGGTTGAAGATAAGAACGCAATAATTGAAGGCACAGTTGCAGAGCCATTCGCAATCACATTAACTCCCGGAACACTTATAGCAACAATCAACGGTATTGATTACACCTACACCGCAGGTATTACTGGTGCGACCGGAGCAACTGGATCTGCCGCTCAGTACATTATTGATATGAACGCGACAGGAACGTGGGCACCATCGACTCCGGTGATTGCAACTGGCGCAACTGGTGGATATATCAATCTTGAAATCAAAACTTCGGCACTGACAACTGCAAAGCTTGATCGTGGTTATATCGACATTGATACGTCTTCTACTCTTGATACGATATTTGGTTTGATTGGAAAGGTCCGAGGCGTAAAAGGATCTCGATATCTGACAATCGTCAAGGGTTCATCCTCTGAAGATGCAGAACTTGAAATTGGTGGGGATTCACAGATTCAGGTTATTTATACTGGGTCTGCCGCTAAGTGCTTACTTGAAATTAAAGATGTGTCTACAAACCGCAAATTCAATACTACCTGCACTGGTGTTTCTGCTGACGATGTTAGTTTGACAATTGGTAGCGAGAATACTGATGGCGACATGGTCTCGGTCCTTACGGTTACAGAAATAGTTAACCGTCTTAATGCTACTGGGAAATACACTGCGTCTGTGACTGGAACAAATCCAGATCTCGATGGGATAGAACTAGACTATACGAGCGCATACATCGAAGCTGTTGCTTTTCAGATCAAGCGGGACGGTCAGGCGCTGGTCGATTATCTTAACGATCAGAGCGAACTGGTTAGTGCGGTAAGGAAAACGAACGTCTATGGTGCGCTTGCGCTGCTTTCTACTGCGACTTATTTGTCTGGCGGAACAGACGGCACTTCAACCAACACAACCTTTGCAAATGGGTTTGAGGCGCTTGAGACTGTCAGAGCGAATATCGTTGTTCCCTTGATTTCAGACGATGCTGGTGGCTTAACGATTGCGACAATCAACGCGCTTGCCAAGAGTCACGTTATCAAAATGTGGTCAACGACGGGTAGGTCTGAACGAAACGCATATGTTTCTCTTTTAGGCACCAAGGCAGAATTTAAAGCCATGGCCAAGTCAATGGCATCTGCTTATGTTTCGATCTGCGGCCAAGATCCTCTTGTTTACAGTTATTCTCAAGGCGTACTTGCGTACCTTGATCCGTGGGCGCAGGCTTGCATCAAAGCTGGTATGCAGGCGGGTAGCACAGTCGGTGAACCAAACACTTTCAAGGTCGAAAATGTTAGCGGTTATCGTGTTCGAGATGGAAGCTGGGATCCTAAAC